AGACTCATGGTTTAGTTTCAGGGCATTGTATAGTTTTAAATTCTCATTCTGTGTTAGGAAACGAAGTTTATGTCACAATCTATAAAGACAAAAATGTGAATCATATTTTGTATGATCATTGTAAATATAAGGTTATATATAGGAATAATGAAGATGATGTAGTAATATTGCGAAGTACCATAAATATGGCAACCCCATTTAAGAATTTATCCAGACATTTTAAAATAAAACCAATAGGAGTTGTTAATATGTCTAAGACTTATTTAGTTAACACTGAAATAATTCCATTACATAGTATAGCGTCAAATTTTAAAACAACAGATAGTTGGTCTTTTAAATATAAGAACGGAATTCCAGATTTTATAGGGAAGTTGAGTGCTGAAAAAGATGTTTTTTATAAATTTCAACGACCTGGAGCGTGTGGTAGTGTAGTATTTGACGTTGATAACGGTGTTTTGGGTATGCACTCTGCAGGTAGTCCAACTGTAGGAATAGGAGCTGCTTTATTTTGGTCTAATAGTACAATTAATGTTATAGCAAACACATTAAAAGAGGATAACCAATTTTTGTTGAACGAAGAAATTAGTCAAAAGAGTATACCAAATTTTAGCGGCATTAAAATTGATAAGAAGGTGTTTTTAAGTACACCTTCTTCTTCTAAAATTATACCTTCTCCTTTATATGGCTCATTTCCTATTAGTCGTGTTCCAGCTAATTTACAAGTTTTTGGGAAACACACAATAAAAGACGTTGCGAAAAAATCATTTAGCGCTATAGGAGATGTTAATAACAATGAGATTGAGTTTGCTGCTAAAGTTATAGACTGCATAATAGATCAGTTTGATGTTATTTCAGAAGAAGAGATAGTTAAAGGTAACGAAATGTTGGCTGGCTTAAATAAAGACTCTAGTAATGGTTATAACACTCAGAAAGATAAGAGCGCATACATTGATTTTGAAAATAAATGTTTTACACCAGTTTTTAAAGAGGAGTTGTCGAAATTAGAAGAAGATATAATGAATGGAGAAATATCTTTAGATGATATTATGTGGGTAGAGTCCTTAAAAGATGAATTAAGATCAGTTACTAAAAAAGGAGTTCCTCGTAGTTTTAGAATAGCTCGTATTCATATACAAGTTTTGACAAAGAAGTACTTTGGTAAATTTGTTGAAAATTTAATGCGCACTAGAAAGTTTCATGGGATATCTGTAGGTATTAACCCTTTTAAAGAGTGGGATAAAATTTATGATTCGATTGGCGTTGCCCGAGATAAATCATGGGCTAATGATATTAAGTTTTGGG